GGGTTTTCCTGTTACTGATGCTCTATGTTTTTCAGGTATCTCCCTACCTTTACTGTCAATACTTGCGAATGACTGAGGATTATCAAGGATACGAGTTTTACGTTGCTCATATGTGTCATTAGGGAAGGCTGTTTTTAGGGTTTGACTCCTGGTACGGTTTACTTCATCTACCGCATTCTCACTAATAAAGGCGATCTGCATACCTAGAGCTGTTTTCATCTGCTCAGGTAGCTTGTCAATTGGGATACCGTTGTAGGTTTTCTTCTTTGGATCGTATCCAATACCTTTGAATTCCTTATCTACCTTGTCATGAACATCTGCATGGTCATAAGAGTAGATTCCACGATTTTTTACGCCTCTATCTGATAATTTACCATCAAATAGACCTGTGTAGTTATTAAGTTGGTTGCCTAAGTAATAGCCTGCTGTTTTCAGGAACTCACGATAGCGTTTGAGTCCTGCATTATCCAAGGTTTTTGTAATAGCACCTTGATCTGACAGACCATTCATGTGGTGTGTAGCCATTGTGACGGGTTTAGTTTTATCCCCACCACGTGCATGTAGCTGATAATCAGCTCCTGATTCGACGATTTTAGTAGTTCTAGTAACTTTACCGGCTTGTCTATCACCCAGTTCAGTTCTTGCTTGCCTGTGTCCTCTGCTCATAAAAAAAGGCCCCCATTAAGGAGGCCAGGTAAATATTCTTTAGTGGATAATTAGGTCAGCCTTTACCGCCTTTACTACCTAGTTTTCCTGTAACCCATTTAGTGCCATCCCACATTTGTGTGACACCAGTTGTTCCACGTCCCCTACGAACCTTTCGGGTTGCACCGGTTTGAGGTTTATTAGAAACTCTTGCATTACCTGTAGGACGTGAGCGTGACCCACCACGGTGACGCTTAGGTTTTACAGCTTCTTTCTTAGGTTCAGTCTTTTTAACTTCAGTTGAACCTGTACGTTTCACAGGGATAGCTTTAACTGAACCATCACCTTTCTTAGGTGGTGCCTTAGGGGCTGGTTTAGGTGCAGTTGGTTTAGGAGCTGATGCCTTAGGAGCTGGTTTAGCTGCAGGAGCTGGTTTCTTCTCTGCAGGTTTTACTTTGAGGGAGTTGGCATAAGACTGACCGTGAGCCACGGGTCCTACATTCTTCCCACCTTTATTAGTCTTTGATGCTGCTACTGCTGCTTTGTGTTCTTTGAGAGTGGCATAGCGTTTCTTATAAAGACCCTTACCTGATTCTTTAGTCATAGTTAGTTAATGTGTTGAAGGATTAATTGTTCACGTGTTGTAGTACCAAAGGTGGCTCGCATAAATTCAAGCCAATTGTTACTTCCTTTTTGTTGATTACATCGTGTGCAAGCGGGTACAAGGTTGCTTGCAATATCTTCTCCACCCAATGTTTTAGGGTGGACGTGGTCGATCGTAAGTTCTGATAGGTCATAATAGTTTCCGCAATAAACACACTGACAATCAAAATGCTCTTTGATAGCACGCCTCCAAAGGCGTTTTGCTTCGGGGCTTGTCATGGTTATTAGGTTATAAAGGTAATGTTTAGGTGTAGGAAGTAACGGGGTCATTAGCGTTTAGAGTTTGTCTTCTTAGCTCCTTTCTGCCGGTTAGCTTTACGGGAGATACATTTCAGATTGGAACGGTTATTGTTCTTGGCATTGTTATCGACATGATCGACTTCTTTGCCCTCACCGCACTTCATCTTGCGACGTGCTCTTGTTCTATGCTTGTCCTTTACTTTGTTCTTTTTACGGTATGCTTTGAGGTATTCTTTCCGAGCTGCATACTCCTTCTTGTGGTTACGTTCGGCGGCCATAAAGCCTCGTCTGAACTAACTCTGGATCTATTGTTGGCATAAGGGTTGCTAATTTCTCTAAAGGTGATCCTTCTACAGCGACACCACTGATGTCGTTGGTCTTCAGCCAGTCACAGGCTGCTTTTAAATCAGCAGTAGAAGCCTCACCCGATTTGACACGGGCAAGGAATTCTTTAGTGACCAACTGATGAAGCTCGTTAAAGCTATCTTCGGTTGCTCTTTTTTTCATTATTAATAATAGGGTTAGGGTCTACGACTTTCCGTACCTCCCATGTATTCAAGGCTTCGCTATAAACACAAACCTTGTCATCATGGAAGAATACGGTTCCGTCTTTAGCCCCATTAGGAAATGGAACTTCTGTCATGATTAAATAGTAATTTCTAAGTTTTCCCATTCAGGTTCTTGGTTCCTGAATAGTCGTGTGATGAAATCAGAGACTGTAATATCTGCTTCGTCAACAAGGGCTTCAAATAACGTACCCCTGATATTGACGATAGTTCCCTTGGGATACTTAGCAGTGCGATCAAACGGGACAGCTTGCCTGATAAGCACACTCTCTAGTTGATAAATCCTTTCTTCATCACCTTCAATCCTGGCATTAAGAAGAGCTG